CGTCATTAGGATTGCACTGCCTACATCTGCAAGTTCACCCGTAGTGAGTGACATAGTACCCGTATCGTAATCAATGCTGCCAGAGCCAAAGGATGAATCAACACCACGCAATTGCCCAGCACCATTGTCTCGAAGCGTGTAGACTTGATTCTGCACCAAGTACGACACTTGCAAACTGCCCGGAGATGGCAGCGGGATCAAGTTACGCAACCAGTTAAAACCGCTGTTCTCCTGATTGACATAGATCAGTTCGGATTCAACAGGTGCTGTCACCGCAGCTGCAGGAATAAAGTTAATTGTTAAACTGGTAGTTCCTGTCCCCGCGCTTGCATTCCACACAATCGAACCGTTTTGATAGTTGATAGTGCCAATAGATGTACCTGCAGCATTTTTAAGTTCACCACCCACGTCGGTAACCGCCGAACCAAATAAAGTAAACTCAACTGATTTCGGCATGACCGATGAGCCGAGATATAGACTCGACACAGTATTAATGGTGACATTGTTAAAAGTCTTGCTCAGCACTCCATCTTTAGCTTTCACCAAGGCTACAGAGTCACCCGCAGCATTGATATTCACCATCGGGGTTTCTGTCTGCGCTGAGGGTACCAACTGCGTATAGACATCCTCTGCAACCACAGAATAATCACCGACTTGTGCGACTTCTTTTAAATTCGCACTGGAGTAATACTTCCCTGTATCCGCCACAATGGTGTCACGGATGATGGTGTTGCTCTTTTCACCGCCATACCACTGCTTCGCCGATAGGCCCACAAAATCGGCTTTTAATGCATCACTCAGGCCATAAGTGGCAATCTTATATTCCACCTGTTTGCCGTCGACCATCACATAAGCTGTGCGTGTTGACACCTCAGTGATCCGTAGGAATTGTTCAATCTCTAAAGTTTTACCTTCATTTGAGATCAACGCAATTGATGCACCAATAGCACTTTCCGCTTCCTGAGGAAACATGGCCACTTGTAGAGACTTCATGCCTTTCCAATGCGTGTCCAACGGTGTACCAGCAATCTGCGCACCTTTGGCATTATAGTTTTCAATGCGGTTCTGCGCTTCTTTACGCTCATCTGTCCAGCTATCGGTACTGAATAACACGGCGGAGACATTCGGATCTTGTGCATTCTGAGAGATGAATACTGTCGCACCCATTAATGCATCGGTGTCCGCTGTATCGACTGCAGCATAGATCTTTTGGATAGATGTACGACCTGTGGTGCGGTCCATCTCAGAAATATCATTGAACAGGTTATTACTCTGACCGTCGACAATTTCACGGCCTGAGTATTTCCCCCCACCATCATCAGCATCTGTACGAATGCGCTGTGACTCAAGGAGCTTTAAATTATGGGTTTCAATTGGCATCGCTTACCTCAATGAATCGCATGGTGACGTTAAAATAAGTATCAAGTGATGTTGCTGGAGTGCCTTTAACAGTAGAGCTTTCCAGTGCACCGTCTTTATGATTCCAAATCACATTGAATTCACGTTGGTCGTGTGGCCACTCAAACCGAAGTGTGAATTGCTCTTGTAGGTTCTGCCACAAGCGGAGCGTGTTCAAGTCGCTCAGCTTGATCCAACCTTTCGATTTATTAGCAGGCTGTAATGTGATTGGCCGACCTGCTTGTTTGCGTCCCTCTTGGATAATCAAGGCACCACTAATGGCATACTCCTGGTTCTGCTCGATCTCAGACCAGTTTTCATCAGACCAAAAAAAACCATCCTCAAGTTGGATGGTTTCTCCGGTCGACTTTCGTGTTAATCGCATTACGATCTTCCTTTAATTGCTTCGAGTTCTCGCATCATTTCCTCAAGAGCTGTGGCTTGATCAGGTGCGGCTGATACTATCGCTGTCTGCCCCGTCCCCATATCAATTTTGATTTCCACGCTTTGCTTGGTCTCCATACCTTCCATTGGTTGAATATCAAGACTAGTCGCAATAAGTGGTGCATCCGGCACGGCTGAGATTTGCTGAGTTGAATCTCCACCATTCGACAGTAATGAAGCATTACCACCACCTGAACCACGTGCTTGTGATTTGGCATTCAGCTCATCAGTACGCGCTTTCATCTTGGCCTTGAAATCATCCCAATGGTCATTGGTGGCTTGTTGTTCAGCACTAATCTCAGGTTGCTCTCGTGCCGTAGATTGGCTCACTTGACTCACAGTGCGCTGAGTCTCAATTGCTGCTTGCTGGATCTCACCAAGTTTAGTGACCGTGGCTTTGCCTGTGGCGTCTAGTTGCACTTCAAGTCCCAAATAAGCGGCCTTGGCGTTAGCTGCAGCAATGACTTGGGCATCGCCCGAGGCATAAGCTAAACGAATGGTTTCCTCATATGCTTGTTTCAGACTATCTTGAGTAGCCTCACCACTTTTTAAAATGGTATTGAAGTCATTCAAGGCGAGATCTGCTGCAAGTTTAAGTTGCTCTTTGGTTTTAATCCCTAACCGCTCAAAAGCTGCTTCGACTGGTGATAGGCTATCGGGAATTTCTTGCACGGCGCGTTTTACAGCCTGCATTCCCATCTCAACTTGTGATGTTGATAACTTCCCTTGTTCACCAAACGATTGAAGCTTGGCTTTAGCAGCCTCTATCTCAACTTCAGACTTTGCTGATGCTAACCATTTCTCCCACCCCATATACAGTGCATTAGCAACTTGCCTCCCCTTTAACCCCAATTCATCAAGGCCATTAGCGTAATTGGTTAAGTGAACTTGGTTAGCAGCAAATTTTTCGGAAACACGATTGAGGGCAATATCAAGATCAACACCCAAAGCCTCAGCACCTTTACGTGCTTGGACGAGTGCTTTACCAGTGTTATTCACACTATCAGTGGCTTGGTTGAACGCTTGTACTGAAACTTTTCCAGCTTGATCCGTGGTGACCATATAGCCTTTTGCTATTAGATCAGCCTGCATCATGCCATCCATGACGCCTTTATTCGCAGCAATAGCAGCTTCAGCATAAGCCGTAACAGCCTTTAACTTTTCATCCTCGGTGACTTTCTTGCCATTCAACTCGGACTGCTGATTAGCAAGCATTTGGTCCAAGGTTGCCTTAGATTGAGCCAGACTTTCTGCATTTTTCTGATCTTGGGTTTTACCAATCTCATCAAGAGCTTGCACACCTTTGGATTTAAACTCTAAAGCACCATCCGAAGCTTTCTTATAGTACTCCTGAGCCTTAGTCGCCATTGCATCCATATCAGCAATAGCTTGCTGCTTAACATCACCCCATGTGAACTTTGAAACTAGCTGCACCCAAGCGGCTGCCAAATCATAAATAATTCCAACAAATAGATTCGCAGCAATCTGAATTCCTTTAAACCCATCACTAACAAAACCAATCGCGACATTAAAAGCTTGTAATGCCTTGGTGAAACCATTTGTCTTTGAATTTGCTTCGTCAACACCATTGTTGAAGCCAAGAAGGCCACTCAATAAATCATTCAAAACGCCATGTGTGATGACAAAGGTCTCTCCAAGTGTTTCACCCAATGTTTTGATTGCTTCATAAATACTTGTTAGGGCTGTTTCTAAGGCAATAATCGTAGTTGTATCAATTCTCTTAAATTGGTCACCAACCCAAATAAATCCTTTCCCAATATCATTTAATAAGCTTTCAACAATATCCATATTGTCTGCGATAGTGACTAACCAATCAGCAACAGTTGCACTTGCATCATTAGATTGATCCATTTCACCAATAAGGATTTGCCAAGATGTTGCAATCTTTTGAAGAGCATTGGTAATAGTGGTGGGAAACTGATCGTAGGTCTTTTGAACCTCGCTGGCTTGGCTTTGCAGGGCTTTTGCCACTCGCTCAGCTGATAGTTCGCCAGCTTCAGCCATTTTACGAAGTTCGCCAGTAGTAACACCCAAGCCTCTAGCTAGAGCCTCTGCAACACCAAAGCCATTCTCCATGATCGAGTTAAACTCTTCCCCGCGAAGAACTCCACCTTGCATTGCTTGAATGAATTGCTGCACTGCTGCTTCACTTGCTTGGGCTGATCCACCACCAATCTGAATAGCTTGTGTAACCGTTTTGGTTAAATTTAATGCTTGTTGCTGGGTCATCCCCATGTCTTTACCAACAGCATTCAAGCGCGTAAACAAACTGCCTGTAGCATCAAGGCTAGAGTTTGTCATTAAAGCAACTTGGTGCACACCAGCCATTGCTGATGTGAAATCGCCACCCTCTCTAGTTGCAATATTAATGCGTGTCGAAAGGTTGGTGTATGAGTCAGCAGTAGTCGCCAATCCACTCACAGTAACACCAACACCCACGGCTGCCATTGCTGCAACTAATGCATTCACAGCAAACCTTGCGCCATTTATGCCTTGTTGCAAGCCAGTAGTGTTTGCAAGCAGATTTAATCGAAAGTCTAAATTCCCAGCCATGTTTTGCCCTTAATTTTTAGATATAAAAAAGCCCACATACGTGAGCATCTGCTAGTTTTTATTCCTATTCATCAAAAGGAAGGCATGGCTGAATCTGACGATCTACATTGGCAATAGCGGTTTCAAGAATATCACGTTGCTTTTTCCATTGGGACAAACCTCGACCACATGCACTGGCAATATCTTTTTCGCAGTCCAGTTTTGCACTAAGCGCTTCACGTTTTTGGGTTAGAGAAAAATAGTCTGTCTGTAG